ACATGCAATAAAAACCGACGGCACTTTATGGTCTTGCGGAAGAGCTTTCGGCGGTAGATTGGCGAACAACAGCGCTATAGACAGGTCTTCCCCTGTTCAAGTCGGATCATTAAATACGTGGATGCAAGTAGCCACGACCAACTACAAAAGCGGGGCAATTAAAACGAATGGCACGCTTTGGACTTGGGGTACAGCTAGCAACGGTGCTTTAGGGCAAGGCGCTCTTATAAACAGGTCTTCTCCTGTGCAAGTAGGTGCCCTTACTAACTGGGCGCAACTAGCTGTAGGCGAAAACCACATGATTGCTATAAAAACCGACGGCACTTTGTGGTCTTGGGGGCAAAGCGCTTATGGGCAGACTGGTCAAGGAATCACTATCAGCCTTTCTTCTCCGGTACAGGTAGGGTCCCTTACCGATTGGGAATACGTATCTGCGAGACAAGACCACTCTGCCGCAGTGAAAGCAGACGGTACTCTTTGGGTTTGGGGACGAAACGATTACGGACAATTAGATAACAACAACAGAACTAACACGTCTTCTCCGGTACAAGTAGGTGCTCTTACTACTTGGGATATAGTTACTTCCGGAAAGTACCACAAAGTTGCTATAAATTCTCCTCCAACCTAAGAAGGCATAATGAAAAAAATATACTTCCTATCAGGTTTACCCCGCTCAGGTTCTACGGTACTGGCGGCACTGCTACAGCAACATCCGGAGATGCACACTACGGCTACTTCGGGTTTGTTGGATATGCTCGTGGGTACGTTAAAAGCATGGGCGGACTCTATCAGCCAACAGTCCAGTACACAGGACAACACGGTACAAGAGAAAGAAATACAGCGGATTTTAAAATCCATTTGTGAAACAAAGTACGCCGACATCGACAAGCCAGTTATCCTCGATAAAGCACGTGGTTGGGCGTCTGACGTTAACATGCCTACTATGTACAACGTGCTTGGGTACAAGCCTAAGATTATCGCTACGGTTCGCAACGTCGAAGACTGCGTTGCCTCTATGGTCCGTGTGGCAAAACCTGACGACCTAACTAACTTCCTGCGTACTTCTGACCTTGTGGACCATGTAAAACAGTCCTACCAAACTCTGCTGCGTGCCCATAACTTCTCACAAGAGTGCATACACTACGTCGAATACGAAGACCTAGTAAATAAGCCTGAAGAAGTACTGCGTAACATTGAAGAGTTCTTGGAGCTGACGCCCCATACTTACGACTTAGACAATATCGACGCCTCCAACCTGCAAGAGAAAGACGAAGAAGTATGGGAAGTAAAGGGACTGCACAACGTCCGCAAGAAGCTTAAGAAAGCCGACACCCTGTCCGCCGAGGACACCTTAGAGCACATGTACCGTGGGTTTGTACAACCGCGTTTTTGGCGTGGGGAGCAGACTTCTAACCTGCCAGTCCATCAGCTTGATATTATGCTGTCACAGGGCCTTATGGGCAACTTGGACGAAGCAGCTAAGATTGGTGACGAGCTTGGGTTTAGAGAGCCTTTAAATGACCGCGCTGCCTTTAACCGTGGTTGGTACGAAATCCGCCGTGGCAACCTGCTAGACGGGCACAAGCTAATATTCCGTGGGCGGCATGAAAGCGTCTTTGGTAATCCTCCGCCCAGAGTACCCACACCGATGTGGGACGGGGTAAGTAAGGGGACTATTTTACTCAATATGGAAGGCGGTCTGGGCGACCAGATACACTGCGCCGGTATGATCCGTTATATGGTCAAGCGTGGTTGTGACGTGATAGTAGCCTGCTCTGGTTCCTTGGCTACGCTGTTTAGAGATATGCCGGGTGTGCGCGCCGTAGTACAGCTAGAGGCTGCGTTTGGCATAGTGCATGACTTCTGGGTACCGGCTATGTCTGCGGTGTTACCGTTGCAGCTTCAATACGCCGATATTGACGGCTCTGCCTATATTAGTAAGCCGGAGATGCCAAAAAACAAGAAGTTCCGTATTGGCCTTCGATGGCAGGGTAATCCCCAGTTTGAGCACGAGCAGCACCGCCTGTTTCCAAGCGAATTACTGTTTGACGCGGTGAAGGGTGCCGATGCCGAATTCATTAGCCTACAGCGCGACGAAGGCTCTGAGCACAAGCCAAAGTGGGTTAAAGACGTTAAGTTAGATCACTGGGAAGACACCCGCATGGCTGTAGCGTCATGCGACCTTGTGGTAACATCTTGCACATCAGTGGCCCACCTGTCGGCGGCTATGGGCGTTAAGACTTGGATTGTTGTACCGATACTGCCTTATTACTTATGGGCAAAGCCGGGGTCCAAGACCGAGTGGTACGACAGTGTGACATTATTTAGGCAAGAAGCCTACGGTGATTGGAGCGGGCCTTTCCGCAAAATTAAAAAACAACTTGAGAGTATAGGAGGCGAAAATGCCAACTCAAACAGGATTTTGGATACAGGTAAAGAATGGCGAAGTGAAGCAAGTTTGGGATTACAAGCCTGACGCCTCACGTATGGCCGCAGAAAGTGGATGGCGCGCAGCGTCTGAAGTAAAGCCTGATCTGGTCGATAACCGCGAGATCATGACTACGCACAGCTTTGATCTGGATGCGGACCCCGCGCAGATTGTCTGGGCTAAGCGTGAGCTTACTGTTGACGAGCGTAAAGGTGCTTTAAGAAGCCAAGCTAACGCTGAGTTCCAAGAAGTAGTTAACGCGCAGCTCGCTATAGAAATGGCTGATGACGATGCTTCGGGTGATCTTGAGGCAGTGTCTGCCGCTAAAGCGGTTAAAGATGCTCGCATTGCTGCAATCAACGCAGCGACTACCCATGACGAAGTTGACGCGCTCTAAGGAGTAGGACATGTCAGACAGATACCCCGGCGGTCTAATCCGCAAAACACCCCCTACCATTACGCCCCCAGTTGATGGCGAGGGCGGCTCTGCGCCGGGTATTTGGACATTGGAGCAAGTTGCTTACTACCAAGGCACGGGTGAGTGGCCCAAGCCTGTTTTGCCGAGAGAGTTGTACGGCATAGGTTATAATCTAGCAGGTACCGTTGGAGACAAAACACAAATAAATAGAAGTTCCCCTGTGCAAGTGGGGCCACCCAACACTCCTTGGGCTAGTTTGGGATATGTTCAAAGTACCGGGGCTTTTGCAGTCGCTCAAAACGGTAAATTATATTCATGGGGAAGTAGCGCTGATGGTCAATTAGCTCAAAGCGCTTTAATAAATTACTCTTCCCCTACTCAAGTTGGCGCATTAACTACGTGGGCGTATGTAAGTCAGACTGAGGCGCCCATTGGTTTTGGCATAAAAACCGACGGCACTCTGTGGGCTTGGGGGAATAATACCCAAGGATTCCTTGGGCTTAACACTAGCGGTGCTTTAGACAGGCGATCCTCTCCCGTACAAGTAGGAGCACTTACTACGTGGCAAAAAGTGCAGTCGGGTACTTACCCAGTTTTTGGTCTACAAACAAACGGTACTATTTGGTCTTGGGGTCGAGATGTTCAAGGCAGTCTAGGGCAAAATAATGCAAACCCTGCTATATACCGGTCCTCTCCTACCCAAATAGGTACGGACACTGATTGGTCTGACATAGCGGCGGGTTATTATTTTGGCCTTGCGGTAAAAACAAACGGCACTCTGTGGTCTTGGGGGGCAAACTCCGAGGGTCAACTTGGATTAAATTCTACAATACCTAGAAGTTCTCCCACCCAAGTCGGCGCGTTGACTAATTGGTTGTCAGTGGATGCCGGATTTTACAGCACACTTGCTAAAAAAACTGATGGTACGTTGTGGGCGTGGGGGGACGGACCTAGGGGAGTGTTAGGCAATAACGCAGCTCCAGACGTATCCTCACCTATACAAATAGGAACGTTAGCCACGTGGGATAAATTTGCTGTAGGTGGTTGGACGGCAGTAGCTACTTTAACCGACGGCACTGTTTGGAGTTGGGGATATAATATCTATGGGCAATTGGGACATAACAACATTATTAACACCTCTTCACCAGTTCAAATAGGTTCTGCTAGCAATTGGAGTCTTGTAAACGTTTCTTCTTCGGGCGTGTTTATTTCAGAATAAAAGGATAACCTTTGAATTTATTTTTCTCGTACGATTTAACGCCCTCCAAAGCCTACATAATTAGGGTCGAGGGCCACGAAGATTCAGAAAAGAAAGCCTCCCACTGCGCTGAGTCCTGTGACAAAGTGGGCCAAGAGTGGGAATACTGGGAAGCCTATAACGGTATAGACGGCGAGCTGAAAGCCCCGTCGCACCACAATCCGATAATGGATTGCATAAAGATAACCGACCACTACATGACGCGGGGCGAAGTAGCCTGTGCGCTGTCCCACATAAGCCTTTGGGCAAAGTGCGTGGTCGAAGATAAGCCGTTGGTAGTTCTTGAACACGACAGCGTAATGACCCAACCGTACACCCAACACGCGGTGTATAACTCGATCTGCTACTTAGGTAGCCACGAGCAGGTCAAACAGGGATGGCAGGTACTACCTACGCCGCCCCACGCAAGTGAAGGACCGAACTACCATTTTATCTGCCGCGCTCACGCTTATGCGATTGACCCGGCGGTGGCGAAGAACATGATTGCCCACGTGATTAAGTACGGTATTACGGGGCCACTGGACATACTGCTTAGAGCGGACATCTTCCCAATTCACCAGATGGGTATTTATGCCTACAACGAATGGGACGGCGACAAGATGAACACGACGATTAAAGGCAGGCCGCTAGAGGGCCGAAGCACCGAACGTAACGACGATCTGTCTATATGATCCCTAAAAAAGTACACCTATCGTGGAAAACTAAGGACCTGCTAGACAGCGAAAGCCCGCTGATAACGGAGGGAGTTAAGAAGCTCATCGAGCTAAACCCGAACTGGGAAGTCACGATATACGACGACGCCGAGGTAGATGCCTACCTACAGGACAAGCTAGAACCACAGCTTTACGCGCTGATTGCCGATAAACACATAGTACAGAAGACCGACCTATGGCGGCTAATTAAACTCTATATTGAGGGCGGTTTGTACATGGACATCGACCGGTTTGTGAATACGCCGTTAGATGACTTGGTAGATGAGGGCACGAAATGGGTTGTGCCAACATGCAGGGATTACGACTTCTCGCATGATTTTATGATGACATCCCCGCAAAATCCTGCGTATCAAGTGGCGGCAAATTTATATTTAGAGCGGTTAAAACAAAGACACAACAGCATCTATTTCCTTGGCCCACAGACGTACATGCACGCGATTACTATGGTGCTAATGGGCGAGATGATAAACACCGACCCCGGCGTAGAAGTATTTGAAAAAATTAGAGAAACAATGGAGGCCGCAGGCTTCATTAAGACGTACCGAGAAGACCCACCTTACGACACGATTATTTACCGTAATGGCACTTTGGGTTTAGACTGGGAACAGGAAAAGCGTAAGTTTTATGCCGAGTCAGGGCTAAAGCACTGGTCGGGGGATTGGTAGGAGTACCCATGAGATGACCGAGATAGAGATAGAAGCGATGATCCAGCGCGCAGCGGAAGCGGGGGCCAAAAGAGCCTTACGTGACGTGGGTTTAAGCGATGACGATGCTGTCCATGACGTGCGGGAAGTACGCGATCTTCTAGACTCTTGGCGGTCAGTAAAACGCACAGCGGGTAAAACCTTCGTGCAAATCGTCACTTCTATTATTCTCGGCTTTATTATTGCGGGTACTGCGGCCAGCTCTTACTTTACCTTTACGCCTAAGCCATGATGAGTCACTTTAAAACCAGACTTATTTTAGAAGTAGTAGACGGGGGCTGGCAATTAGTCGAACCCTTTATCTACCACAGTGAGCTGCTAGGCCGAGACATTGAAGTGCCTGAAGGCTATGTTACTGATTTAGCTAGTGTTCCTCGTGTTTTCCGCTTTATAGTACCCGTTGCGAACGCAAAGAATCGCAGGGCTGCGGTAGTGCATGACTATTTATGCACCCATCCCGATGGGCTAGTGAAAGACCAAAAGCAGGCAGACCAAGTATTTAGAGAGGCGCTTAGCGTGGTAGGTGTGGGTCGATTCCGGTCTGCTGCGTTATACTACCCCGTTCGTACTTACCAAGCGATTACAGGATGGTTCAAATGAGACTACTAATTTTAGGCGCGGTGCTGTTAGCGCTCCCTGCTTGTACCCAGTTGAATAGCTTAGAGATTACGCCGGAGGACAACGCTATGGCCTGTATCAAAGGTAATACGTCTGCGACTTCGGGTGTGTTTGGAGGCACTATATCTGGAATCACAGTTGAACTCCCTGCCGGAGCTGATACATCAAACTGGACTGCGGCCGACTGGAAAGAACTAGCTGAGCTTTGCGACTAACTTACGAGAGGAATAAAAATGATAAAGAATATACTGAGATCCTTGTTTGCCCCCGTTGTAGGCAGTTCAGACCACGAAGATCGTTGGGTCAATCTGGATGATTTAGGTGTTTGGACCTATCACACCACCAAAGATACACTTGGCAAAAAAGTCCATTTTCATCTTACGGTAACGGAAACAGACCATCCAGACACGGCTGCGGATTTATACCATGTTGAGTTTGATTCTAGCTGCAACAACCAACACAAGTCTGGTGATGTGGCGATAAATGAAGAATTTACATGTGAAGTAGACACTAATTTTTGGAGTGACACCAAGTTCACTGTGACCATTACCTCTACTAAAGGCTCGGCAGACGCCGGTGTTCTCTTGCATGTAATCACAGACACCAACAGCTAGTGACCGAAAGACTACTTGAAATGCTTAAGCGCCATGAGGGTGTGCAATCCCATATATACCGGTGTAGTGCCGGTTTTTGGACTTTAGGCGCGGGACGAAATGTAGACCCTAACGGCGGTATTGGGTTGTCTGACGACGAAATAGATTACCTGTTAGAGAACGACATTGAGCGTGTAATCAAAGAGCTAAGTACTGAATATCCTTGGTTTAATAGCCTTGATGATGTACGAAAAGATGCTATGATTGACATTA